TTGCATCAGTAATCCTTCCTCCGCTGAGAAGATCATTGGCATACTGCAAAGCAGCACGACGGCCAAATCTGTTCTCAATTTCAGAAAACGTCGAGACAAGCTCAACAGCTTGACTGTCCATGAATTGCTGCCCCTTGTAAGGGCTGCTTTCATAAACCTTGTAATCTGCGCTTGTCGGAACTAGGCGGCCGCCTGTGCCTTTTGCGCGCATTGCCTCGGCCAGATCTCTGAACAAAAGGTTTGCCGGGACACCTCCGCCTCCTTGGTCAAACGTCTGTGCGCCACCGATCTTCCTGATCATCGTATCGTATGTGCTATGTGCCTGCGAAGGGGTAGGTAGCAAGCCAGTTGCGACATCAGGCGTGAAGCCACGATACCCAGCAGACAGCCAATCTCGGCCAACGAGATCGGGGTTGGCGAGGGCCAATCTGATGTCTCCGATGTCCGGCACACCCATCTTCTGCAAATTGGCGCGATCTAGACCTTTAACAAAAGCTGCGCGCTGCGTCCCTGATGGCAGGGATGCGATGTATTCCCCGACATAATTCGGATCTGCAACAGACTGGAAGTTTTCAAAAGGCCGTATGGCTCTCGACACCTTCTTTATTGTCCCGTCTGGCATTTGGACTTCTTCAGTGACAGCCATACCAATCTTACGGATCGCCTCATCAATTTTTGGGACATTAGATGACGCGATTGGGGCAACGCGGAATGCCTCGCCAATCGTCTTTCCAGTGTGGACAGCGAAGTCTCCGGACTGCTCGCTCATGTTCAAAAACGTAAAATATGGGTCTTCCGCTTTTGACGCGGCGTTCATCTTAGATGCCATCGCGCTTCTGGCTGATGCCCAGCCATAACCGGGGATATCAGCAAACTCAGCACCGGCTTCCGATTTTGTCGGTGCGCGCAATTCCGTATCACCAAAGCGGGAAAGAACCTTGCGCGCCGTGGGGTCTCCCACCAGACCGAAGATTGTTTTGTTCTCTAGGTCAGCCCAATTCGCGGCCTCGGGGGGAACAGTCTCGCCGGTCATGTATCCAGAACTATAATGTTCAGGCAAAAGAGACCGACCACGCGCCAAGATACCAGTGAAGCCAGAGCCGATTGCCCCAGTCTCCTTTCCTGCGACCTCGGCAGAAGATGGGACACCCTCAAGGCGGCGCAAAATATCAGCGCCGCTCATTTCGTAAGGCTGCGGCGCGTTCAATGGCGCGACCACATCCGCCGCTGGCATGCCACCACCCATGTCGAATGGCGCCCTCGGAATTATCAGCGCCCCGCTCTCATCCACCGCAAACTGCCGCGCCATATCGCCAGCAGCCTGCGTCGTGGGCGAGCCGCCCAGCAGCCCCTCGATGATTGCCGTTGCCGCAGGAATGCCAGCACGTCCCGCTGCGACGGCAGGCCCAGCCACGCCAGCCACGCCTGACAGCATGTCGCCCAGGGCCGCCAGACGGTCATAGCCGCCCATATTCGGCGACATCATGCGCTCGCCGGCCTGCATCGACTGGCCGATGGCTTCGACCGGGTTCAGGAACTGGTTCAGCAGCGCAAGGCGCTCGGTCACACCGCCGGGAAGATCCAGCAAGCCAGGCTTGCGGGGCTGAACGCCACGGCTGCGAGGCTCGGCCAGCAGGCCAAGATCACGTTGCCGGATTGCGCGTTCAAGTTCGTCTGCCATGTCGTGACCCCAAGTTTCCGCCACCCTAGCACATCACAGCACGCCTTTCAAACCACGCCGCAAAGGTTGGCCCCAGTCGTCCTGCGTTGCCATGCCAGCCTTAAACACCGCAATCAGGCCGAAGGCGTCAGCGCCGTGCGAGGCGAAGTCATGCTCAGGCCCAAGACCAATTCCGCGTGTCTCGTCCCGCTTTTCGTGATACCATCCCAAGGCATCCCGCCCGCCCTGCGTTGTGGTCTCGTTAAACCGCATTGCCGGGAATAGGCGACGTGCAGCATCGATACGCTGCAATGCAGCGCCAGCGCCCTGGTTCTTCACGATCTCAACCACGAAGCCAGCCTCGCCCAGATAGCCCATCGGCGTGACGGCATAGACCTGATCGTGCTTGCGGCCGTCATGCGGCAGCACGCAGATGCAGTCCTCATAGCCATTGGCGCGCAGCCAGTTGACGTGCGCCTCAAATGGCTGACCGACGGCCTCGTAATAGTCCAGCACGCGCACCTCGGCGCCGACGAACTGCCCGATCCAGATCGAGGTTGCGTCCGACTTTGACGACGTGCCGCCTATATCCCAGAAGGCGTAGATCTTCATCAGCGGATCACGCGGCACAAAGCCGATGCGGCCCTGAAGCTGGGCGTCTGTCAGGTGGCGAGCATAGTACGCGCCCTCAAGGACGGTGGAGTATTCGCCTTCCCAGATGTGGCCGTATCGCTCGGGCTGGTTGACGAGGCAATCCATGCGCTCTTGCTCAAGGACAGCCGGAAACCACGGATTGTCCGACCAATTGGCGCGCACGACGGCAGCGCCAGACGGCGTGACTGCACCGCGCAGAAGCTGGTCGATGGGATCTGTCGGGCGCGATGGGTTCCAGCTAAACCAAAGCTCAGAGTTCTCGGCGCGGATGGTCGGTCGCAGGAGCGACAGCGATCTGTCGGACAGGCTCTGCGCTTCTTCGACCCAAGCCCGATCGAAGCCTTCCAGCGACTTCACGCTGTCGGCCGTGTGGTCCTGCATCCCTTGGAAGATAATGAGGCCATCGCCGGGGGTCTCGATCACCTCGCGGAACACCTTGAAGCCCTGGGCTTCGCCGAGGTTGTAGGCTTGCAGCGTGTCCTCGATCAGCTTCTTGGCGGATTGCTTGAGCGACTTCTGCACCTCGCGGATACAGACGCTGCGGTGGCCTTGGAAGCGCAAGTGTTCCTCGACCAGCAACCCTGCGAAAAAGCGCGACTTGCCGCTTCCACGGCCTCCCCACGCGCCCTTGTAGCGTGATGGGTTCAACAGCGGCATGAATGCGGCCGCCGTTGGGATTTGCAGCCTATTCTTGGCCATCAGGCTTTGCCTGCACGATAACGCGTTCGATCACATGCGGCGTCATGGTGCCGTCGGAGGATGTGTGGTCGGTTTTCACGGTATCATTCCAGTCGGCGCGAAAGCGGTTTTTCATCTGGAAAATATAGCTTGTCGCGTTGAAGTCTTTGACGCCGCCGAAGGTGCCGAGCTTGCCCTGACGCTCCCACCAGACTTGCGCGCGCTGTAAACCTCGCTTTACGGCGCGGGAAAATTCTGGGTGAGCGTCCATCCAATTGTTGATGGTTTCGCGGTCAACATCGCAGGCCTCTGCCATTCCGGCCAGGGTCTCGCCATCTTCGCCTGCTGCTATGACGATGGCGCACATGGCTGGATCGTATTTCGTTGGCCTGCCTGCTGGCATGATGTCCTCGCTCTGTCGCTTCCCGGTGCAGATTGTCTATCGCGCATTCTAACGCTTCACCGCCAAATAAGCAAACTGTCCGACGCCATCGCGCTTGCAGAACAGAAAGCACCGCTTTTCGGTTTCGGCTCGTGCGGCCGCGTGGCGATGAAGCCCGCCGCAATGCTGGCCTTGGTGATAGACAATGCGGTCGCCCTTCTCAGCCGCGCCCAAAGCCACCTCAAAGGCGTCGGGGCGCGTTTCGCCGGTGATGTAGATGGTTTGGCTCATGCTTCACTCCTTGTGTAGCAATGTATCACAAAGATAGCGCTGCTTGCTACATTGTAAGTCTTTTCCCTGTAATGCTTTTTCTTCTTATATAGCAAAGTAGAATAATAATAAGATAGATAATATATCACAGTAGAACCCAAATATGGGCCTCTCTGGTGGCGATAATATGTCTCTTGAGGCCGATTTTTGCTACTTAGCGACATAAGCAAATTCTCCATTTGATTTCAGTGACTTACAAAGTATCACGCGGTCTATATAGCGTGATACTTTGCTACATAAGGCCATCACACCACAAACCACAGGTCTGGAACCTTGCCAGCCCGCTTGCGCTTACCATTCTCTCGGCGGATCATGCCTGCGCTCACCATCTTGTTCAGGATCGGCTCAAGAGCCTCTGGCTTTAGGTGCATGCGGTTTGCCAGTACCTTGGTCGATGCGCCCTTGTCCGGGTCGATGTAGTTGATGACGCGAGCGGCGATGGCTTCTTCGGGGCGGTCCTTAGAGTTGTCGTTGGCAAAGACCAGCTTTATCTTGGCATCGAGTTCGGCGCGGACATAGGCGAAGGCCCAGCGCACATGCTCGGCGGTTCTCTGCGCCGTTGGGATGGCCAGAATGAAGCTGATCTTGGCGACCAATTCATAGGCTCGGCGGATCATCGCCACAGACGCCTCGCCGGTGTTCTCGCCCATCTCCTCGGCATAGGCGTGCAGCCACTTGGAAACCTTGCGGAGCATTTCGCTGGCGTCATCGTCGGTCTTGACGGGTTCGCGGTCGCCGGAATACTCCACCCGACCTGCGCTGTTCATTATGTCGAAATTGCCGCCGTGATAGATCTGCGACAGCTTCATGGCCAAACCTTCGTGCATCGGCCGCTTGCGGAAACCATCGCGCTCTTCTGGGTTGTTGTCTGTCTCGGCCACGATGATCGCGCGGCCCACAAAGCCCTGCGTTGCAGTCTCGCCGTCCATGATCTGATCGAAGGTGCCTGGCGTCGTAAATCCGACCACCGAAAGGAATGGCCGATCAAGACCCTGATCCACCATGTCCAGCATACGCTGGGAGCGGGCAATTAGATCAGCCCGGCCGTCATCTTCTGCCTTGGACAGCATCCCGCCAAACATCTTGCGAAGTTCGCGCTTGGTGTCGCCATTCAGCATCAACCGGCTGTTGGCCTTGGAGTAGCCCGACATGATCGCGCCGAACACGCTTTCGAGGTAAGCCGCACCGCCACGCTTTTGGGCGTTGCGAACCTTGATGAGAAAGATGCCGATTTCGTCAATGATGTAATATGCGGGCTGATGCTCGATTAGGTTCCGCATGATCTCCTGTTCGGACTTGATGCCGCCTTGCAGCGCGTAATGCACGCCAGCAGCGATGTGCAGATCTGTCAGCGCCTGCATCACAGCTTCTTTCCCGGTGGCGCTGGCAGCCACGCAGAAGGCCAGCATGTTAGCCGTGACGCCATCGCGCAGATCTTCATGGCGCAGCCCGCCGATGTTTCCTATCGCTGCGATGGCGGAAGCCACGGCCAGGCGCCTGCGCGGATAGCGGCATTGACTGTCGATCCAAGCTGCCACGTCACCGACAAAGCCGGGCGGGGTGAGAAGGTCTAGCCCATCAAGCGAAAAGGGCGGCGGGAAGCGGTCGTTGCGTTCTGGGGCTTCCGGCGCGGGCGGCGCAAAATCTTCGGCGCTGAATTCGTCCTGAGAATAGGCTTGCGACGGCTGCGACGATTGCCCGAACTTGGCACCGTTATAGCCCGCCTCAAAGTCTGCGAAATCGTCGGCGCTCATTTTTTACCTTCCATTTGATCTGTGGCCCACTTTGAAAAGGCCGATTGTTCGCTGGGCGACATGCGCCGCCAAAGCGCGCCGACAAGACGCTTGATCTGCCGCGATGCAAACAGCGCATGACCACCACTCATGCCGCCCAGCCTGTCAACAGCGGCAAGCGCGTAGCACTCAAGTTCGGATGGGTTTGCAGTCTCCGCCCAAAACCTCGCGTCGTCGCGGGCGGTGCCGTCAATAAGCGGCAACATGGGCAGACCAGCCGCGCGGATGTTCAGCCAGTCATAAGCCGCCCAGGCAACAGCCTCGGCATCATGTTCCGCCAGCGCATCAAGATAGACCACCGCCTGCGAAGCAATATGCGCTGGGCGCGTGGGCCAAACTGGCGCAGGAAAATCAGGATCGTGGGTCATTTGACGACCCTGTCCCACTGATTTTCAAAATACTCCGACAGAGCCTCCAAGGTGCGAAGCGTCGGGTTCTCGTTGCGACCGTCGCGGATAGCAGACAACGTATTGCGATGCACGCCAGTCTTGGCGGCCACAACATCTAGCTTTCGATCTTCCAAACACCACCTGATATGGGCCAAGGTCATCATGTGAAAAACTCCTCATTTGTGCGTCTATGCCCTCTTGACATACTCTAGCGCACAATGCAATGTCAAGTCACCGGGTTGAGAGCCTGCCCCGGTCAGGCGAGGCACAAGGTGCCAAACATGAAAGGAACGATCCATGTCAATCATGGAGTTAGCACGCAAGCCGGTTGACCGGC